CCGGTCATAGTTTCTTGAAGTTTTGTCTTCATATCCTCTATCTCGTTAGAACAGTCAATAATGTTTTGCAAATACCCTTGCACATCACCGTCCAACTTCGCCCAAAACGTAGGTGCCTCTTCCTGTAGACGTTCCAATTGTTCTGCCGTAAGAGAAAATAATCCAGTCATACGACCGTCAGCAACCGAGTTATAATCGAATCCAATGGACTGTGCCGCTTTACGAAGTTCATCCCAGCCCTGGCTTGACATTCCTTTTCTCTGACGAACGCCAATGGAATGAGAACCTGCACTCGCCCCTGCATTAAGCCTCTCTACTCCAAGTGCAACATTGCTTTGAGCTTTCTTATTCAATAAGTCCAGAACTTCTTGCCCAGCCTTACGTGCTTCATCTCCATAAGATATATCTATATATTTCTGCTTTTTGTTTATCAGTATGTCCCAAACGTCAATAAGCGCCCCATACTCGTCTTTCATCTTGTTATAGGCAGAATAATCAGCACCAAGCACGCCTACAAGACCTTTAGCCATTCCAATAGCACCTCCAATAACCGCGCCCCATGGACCACCAATGGATGCGCCCTGCGCAGCATAAGAAGCTGTATCCCCAAGCACGGAAACGGTTTTCCCGGCTGCACTGTCCGCTTTTACCCCTAAACCATCAAGTATGTTTCCCAATGCATTCGCAGCCGAAGCTATGCCTTGGAATCCCTTCACAATACTTTCCAAATCATTCTTCTTAAAACCTTCCTGAATCAGTTTGAACGGATTTTCTTCATCAAGCATCATCTTGAACTTTTTCACTGTGGACGAAAGGTTGGATGTGAACTTTTTCAGAGAATCAGGATTGGACATCACCGCATTTATCGCTTTTACTGCCTTTTCATTATCTTTAAATAAATCAGGCATCTCCGTTCCCTTCACACCATTCATATAATCGATAAGGCCTTGAATGTCTTGTATAATACCTCTTATTGATGATGAGGAACGGCTGGAAAAGTCAGAAAATAATTTACTCCATAATTCGGAACTCTCCATCAGTTCTGCATCCAAATCATCAAGTTCTTTTTTTCTTTCAGCCGTCAAATTCGCCCTTTCGGGACTATTCTCTTCTGTTTTGGCAATCAATTTTTCATATTTATCAGTAATCGCCTTACGCTTTTCCTGATACTCTCCGTACTTGATATAATACTCATTCCAAGCATTATCCTGCTTATCTTGATATGCTTTTAAGTTCTTCTCGAAAGTGGCTATTCCACCTTTATATAATTCATTAAATAGTGTACTCTCATCCTTAGATAGTTTAATACCGCTCCCATCAAAGGACTTTCCTTTATTTCCCGGATTAGCATCCCATGCAGTACGTGCATCCTCAATCTTTTTCCGCAGAGCATCCTCTTTCTGTCGATCGATAGCCTGCATCTCTTTCTCAAAGTTGAGCTCCATTTCGGCAATGGTCTTAGCAGAACCTTCATCCATTGCCTTGATTCGAGCTTCATCAACTTTTATTTGCAAATCTTCGGCAGAACGCCTTTGTTCCAAAGCTTGTTTATCAAGGAGGACATTGTATTTGTCTGTTTGCTTGCGGAGCTTTTCGGCTTCTGTTTCTTGTTCATTACCAGTAATGTCTTCCGTCAATGCCACAATATCTATTGACTTAGCCAATTCCTCATTGGCCTTATTCAATAGTTCAACGGCTTCTTTATTCTTTCTCAGAGCGTCTGTTCTTCGATTGTATTCAGCAGCCTCCTTAGTCAAGACCTGACCGCTTTGTGTATACCCGGTTACTGACGAACCAACAACTACGGTTGTAGTTGCCGTTCCCCCTTTTGTACTTTCTCTATTCCTATTAGTCCAATTAGTATCTGCGTTTATGGCTTTCTGTAACTGGTATATTTTATTGTAATTTTCTTCTATAATTTTCATCGCGGCCCTTGCCTGCGACGCTTTTAGTATATTATCCGTTAGATTCTTGTATGCGGAAGCAGCATTACCTGCAAGAATAGCCTCGTTTGTCAGATTGCTGAAATATGAAGGATATTTCTTTTTCAGCTCATCAGCAGCCGCGTTCCTTTCTTTCAGTGATTTCGTATGGTTCTGTGTCGCTTTGTATAAAGTGTCGAGTTCCACACGCTCCCTCGCTGAATCTTTAACACTGTCAGACATAATCTTACTAAGATTCTGTTGATAAGAGGCTACGTCTTGTAAGGCATCCTTAGCTTTAAATAAACCAGCAACCCAATCCACTACTTTATCACCGTATAAAGTAAGCAGTGTAATTCCAACGGTCAATACAGACTGCCAGCTAAACAAAGAGGATACAACCTGTTTCCACACCGGAGTAGCCGCCTGCCCCGACTCCTTCAATAGTTTATATTCAGTTCTCGCCCGTTTAATTTCATCTGCTAAAATTGGAATATTATTCGATATAGCAGAGAAAAAGACTTTTGGACCGTAAGCCAAAGAAGGAAGTTCGCGTCCTACTTGCTGAATAGACATACTAAGCCCATTCCACTGCTTACCATAATTACCTACATTACGTTGATGATTGCCAATAGTGGCATCAAGTTCCTTTATTTTTGTATCCGCTTGTTGAATAGACGCAAGCAATTCTTTACCAAAAGGAGAATTGCGCTCTTCTTCTGTCAATTCGCGATAAGCTATCCTCATTCTTGATAAAGACTGGGATAATCCGTTCATGGAAGTAGCGGCTACATTATCAAGTTTGGCATTATTGTTCAATGCTTGTCTCACCTCTGACAAAGCAGTTTTATGTGTCAATAATGAATTGTTTAACTGTTCAAGCCGTTTTTGTTGAGCAGAAGACAAGGAAGAATAATCACCTTGTGACTTGTTGATTTTCTTAATTTCAGCATTAATCAAACGGATAGCGTTCATTTCATCTATCATTCTCTTGACATTCTCTTCTCTTGTGCCAAGAATACCGTTTATCTCGGTTCTCAGGTCATCATAAGCCTTTGCTTGCGCCCGAACACTTTCCGTTTCAGCCGTATTTGTTTGCCTTGCAGCATCTCCATTCTGTGCCGGATCAGCCGTAGGTTTAGATACAACCTCTTGTGCTTTGACAATCTTTTCGGTTGCTTTATTGATTCGACTGACAGAAAGCATAATCTTTCCTTCCGCTGCCGCAATCTTATCCACCAATGTATCGTATTGCCCCAAAAGGGAGGTTAACTGTGATTGCAAACCTTTAGCTATATCAATATCGACCTTGATATTAATACCCATCAATGCTTTTTTGACATTTTCTATCTCGTTCTTCAGTTTGCGCAACTTCTGAACATCACTGTCTACATTTGAAATAATGCCTGCCATATCTATATTTTTTTTTCTATTTGTCTACCTGCATACAAGATACCATTAGTCATAATAACTTCAAACCCTTTACTTTCGACATAGCTTGCATAAGGCTGACCGTTAGCCAAATAAAGCCCATCCTTTGATTTTTCGGAATAAATCAGAAGATTCTCTGTATTTCTTACCGCTTCGGAATGAGAACCGTCTGATTCCACCCACATATCTACTATTTTCCCATTACGGACAACACATCCCCCATTTGCATTATTCAAGTTGCCAGTCCTATTTTCATAAATCTTGTTAATCTTCGCATTTCGGGTGGCGTCTCTCCCTATTTGAGAAAGAGTATTATAATACTTATCATCTACACTTTCAAGCAATTCATCTAATCCTGATATATCTCCTTTAAACTCCATTATTTTTTCATTTATGCTAAATTCGTCAAATACAAGTTATCCGGCAATATTTCAAATATTTAATATGCGACAACGGAATAATTGTCGTGAAATAATTGGGAGTGATTGATTTTTGAGATATTTTTGTTTATCAATATTAAAGCAAATCATTATGGAAACTACATTAAACATTGTATCAATCATCATCATTGTGTTTGGAATACTTCAAATCATTCTATTTTTCAAAATATGGGGAATGACGAATGATATTTCGGAAATTAAAGTTATGGTTAAAGATTATATCAAAAAATCGAATAGTAAACCTATATGTGATAAAGATAAATCAGAAAGTGATATTAAAATAGAGGATTTGGTTGTTGAATTAAAAAATGAACGTCAATTAAAGGTGATCAATATAACGGATGATGGGAAATTTGAATGTATCATACCTGGAGGAATATCACCTATTGGCATATTCAATAGG